AGCTCACTTTGTCAATGATTAAAACTAATATTTTTAAGAAATGGAGGGAGAAAATGAGTTTTCTGACTGCGAGAAAAAACGCTGGACTTACTCAAAAAGAAGTCGCAGATCAGATTGGAGTAGATCAGACTGCGGTTTCTTTTTGGGAGAATGGGAAGACGCTCCCGCGTGCGTCACTGCTTTCAAAAATTGCGATGATCTATGGCGTGACGGTGGACGAGCTTCTTTCAGATCGGGGAGAAGAGTGAGGGGAGGTGAGAGGAATGGACAAATTCAAAGTAACCCAAGACCAAAAGATTTACTTGGGAGAAAAGGAAATCACGCACTGCACCGGGTTCAAAGTTATCGCAAATGCAGGCGATGACCCGGAGGTGGAGCTCCGAGTCATCGTTGAGAGTGCGGATATTCAGAACTATCAGGCGATCCCTATGCAAACGGAATAACGGTGAGAAGGGGGAGTAAAGGCGGGCATCATGTATCAGTTTGATTTCATTCGTGAGCTCCAGGAAGCCGCAGAGCGGGCCGGAGTACACTTCGACCCGGCAGAGAGGACCGAGGAGGAGCTGGGGCAGCTCTATGGGCTGTTCTGCCAAGACGCGCGGACCTATCTGGCGAGCACGTTCATGAAGTATTTGAAATGAAAAATCCCGTCTGGGTAGGCGGGGAAGGGAGGAAGCGTGAGACAGTTAACCATTGACCCGGAATTCCGGGATAAGGTACCGCCTATGACGCCCGAAGAATTCCGGCAGTTGGAAGAAAACATCGTCAAGGCGGGGAGAGTATTGGTGCCGCTGGTGGTATGGGATGACATTATCGTGGATGGGCACAACAGATGGTCGATCATCCAGAAGCACCCGGAAATCAAATACCAGATTGAGCAAATCGAGTTCAAAGACCGATATGAGGCTATCGTTTGGATCTGCAAAAACCAGCTTGGCCGCCGCAATCTTACGGAGGCGCAGAAGTCCTATCTCCGGGGGAAGCAGTATGAGGCGGAGAAGATGGCACAGGGCGGTGATAGAAAGTCGGAAGGATTTTCAAACGGACAAAATGTCCACTTGAAATCACGCCGCGAAATCAAAGATGGCACCGCCGGCCGTATTGGTAAGGAGTACGGCGTGAATGGCCGGACCATCCGCCGGGACGCTGAATTTGCAAAGGGAATTGATATGGCGGAGAAAACGGCTCCCGGTATTCGAGACGCCATTCTGAGTGGTGAGGTCAAGGTTTCTAAGGAAACAGTAGCACAGCTACCATCCATGCCAAAAGAGACAAGGTCAGCTACCATTCAGTCGATTGCTTCTGGTGATCCTCCAAAAAAGAAAAGCAACAATCCTGCCGGATATTCGAAAGAAAGACGGGAACTGGATAAGACCATCGAAAATGTAGTATCCGCCATGTATGACACAGACCGGGTCGTTGAGCACACAGTCGATGATCTGATCGAGGATATGACTGCCATTATTGATGACTTTACCAAGAAAATTAAGCGGTCTTTGCAGAACCACAGCACGGTACTGCAAGATCAGTCGGCCAGAGAAAGGGCAATCGCCGCTCTGTCGGAAGCAGAAGCGGCGATCAGCAAAATGAAAGGAATCATTCTATGATCAATTCTACACCAGAATACGAATATAAGCAAGCCAATACAAAAGATATTTTTGTAGACCCACTTTATCAGAGAGACTTAGACAATTCCAAAGTCAGCAAAATCGTCCGGGATTGGAACCCCTATCTGGTAAATGCGGTGAAGGTTTCTTGGAGAGATGGAAAGCTTTGGGTTTTCGACGGTCAGCACACGATAGCTGCCTGCAAAGCAAAGCGGGGCGGGCGGGACTGCATGGTTGACTGCAAGGTTTTCTATGGGCTGACACGGCTTGATGAAATGGAGCTGTTTATCGCTCAGAATGGAGCAGCAACCCCAGTCAAGACCAGAGAGAAATACCGGGCTCTGTTCAACAATGGCGATCCTGACATTACTGCAATGGTTCGTGAATGCGAGATGATGGGTTTTCTTGTGGATTTCAATCCCAGCAAAGCCAGAAACAGAATTCTTGCACTCCGAGCTCTGTTTACATCCTTTAAATCATTAGACAGCGAATCATTCAGGGATATGATGCTGATCATCAAAGAGGCATGGGGCGGAATGCCTGAAAGCCTCACATCCGAAATTATTTCTGGTATGACAAAATTTTATATGGCATACCACGGAGATTTTAACCGGAAACGATTGGTGAAACGTCTTTCCCATAATAACCCGATTGCGATTGTACGAGACGGTAAAGTTACAGCTTCTTCTGGCGCTAATCGGTACGCCCGTATAATTCTTGGCCTTTACAATCAGAACACATCCAGCGGGCGCCTTGATGAACGATTTTAAATAAAGATGCCCCCGCCAGTGCCGGAAACACTGACGAGGGCTACCAGACCTAATCGCACACACCGACTAGGCTTGATGGAACAATTGTACGATTTTCTTTCGAGCCTGTCAAGAGGTAAGGAGGAAAAATCATGAACGAAAACAGCACCATCAAAGACCTGGAGTCCCAGGCGCGCAACACCAAACACCTGATGGACAAGTTAAACCGGGCGGCCTACGGCATGACCTTTGACGAGGCAATCCGGCTGGGCAAAGAAAATCCCCCGCCGTGCAGCGAACACGACGAGGGCAAGGATTGAGCAACCACGAACAATCCCTTTGGATACAGTATATCGCCTCCAAGGGGAGAAATCAAGGAGGAAATCATGGCGCGAACAAAACTAAGCAGGTTTTCTGTTCCCCCATGTGAACAGAGGGCGAGGATTCTTCGCTCTGCTGGAGGACGTATGGGGTATACCGATCGGGACCTGGGAGAATTGGCCGGAATGACCCAATCTAATATCTCTATGAAACTAAGCGGAAAGCGCAAATGGTGGCTGGATGATATTAGCGCCTTAGATAAGGTTTTGTCACTGACTGATGACGAAATAATCCGATTTGTGCGTGCAGGGAGGTAAAAATGAGTACATACATTTTTGCTCTAATCGGCGTTTTTACGGCTACGTCATGGTTCATGCGCTTTCTGGCCTGGATGGAGGGAGAGCGGTGAAAGTCGGAGACAAGCTGCGCCTGGAACCCACCATCCCCACCAGCGCCTTTGTGACCGCAAGGACAGGCCCGCATCCCTGCTGGGTGGTCTTCATCAACAAGCGGCACCATCATTTCACCGTGGAGTTCGATTTCCCCGAAGGCAGCTTCCGGGAAACCTACAAGGAGGAATAACGCATGGACAAACAAGAGTTGAAAAATATTTTGGACAAGCACCTTAAATGGCTACGAGGCGAAAATGGCGGAAAACGGGCCAACCTGTCCGGGGCCAACCTGTCTGGGGCCGACCTGTTCGGGGCCGACCTGTCCGGGGCCAACCTGTCCAGGGCCAACCTGTTCGGGGCCGACCTGTCCGGGGCCGACCTGTCCAGGGCCAACCTGTCCAGGGCCAACCTGTCCAGGGCCGACCTGTCCAGGGCCGACCTGTTCGGGGCCAACCTGTCTGGGGCCAACCTGTTCGGGGCCAACCTGTCTGGGGCCAACCTGTCCAGGGCCGACCTGTTCGGGGCCAACCTGTCTGGGGCCGACCTGTCCAGGGCCGACCTGTCTGGGGCCGACCTGTTCGGGGCCGACCTGTCCGGGGCCAACCTGTCCAGGGCCAACCTGTCCGGGGCCAACCTGTCCGGGGCCAACCTGTCCGGGGCCAACCTGTCCAGGGCCAACCTGTCCGGGGCCAACCTGTCTGGGGCCAACCTGTCCAGGGCCGACCTGTCCAGGGCCGACTACATTGAAAAGGCAAAAAATTTATTTTATCCCATTGCCTGCCCGGAAATCGGCGCTTTTGTCGGCTGGAAAAAGGCAAGGGTCAAAACCGGCGGTCATGAGTGCATTGTAAAGCTGGAAATTACCGAAGATGCCGTGCGCAGTTCCGCAACAGGCCGGAAGTGCCGCTGCTCAAAGGCAACCGTTTTGGAGATTCAGGATTTAGAGGGGAATGTATTGGAGCAGGCCGCCGTCAGTGATAGAGATGAGAACCTCCATTACATTCCCGGAACTGTGGCCTCCGTTTTGGATTTCGACGAAAACCGCTGGAACGAGTACAGCACGGGCATCCATTTCTATATTACCCGTGAGGAAGCGGTGAGGCATATCTTATGAAAAAGCTGACCCGCGAAGAGCGGCGGCGCCGGAGCCAGAGGTGGCATCTGATTACATATCTTCTGTTCCTGCTTCTGCTGCTGGCGTGGCTGGGAAGCTACCTGATTATGACGGTGGAGGCGGAACTGCCCGCTATGCACAAGCCGGAGCCCGCCACGCAGGACGGCAGCTTACCCGGCGACGATACCCCGGCCACCACTCGCTGTTATCTGACAGAAGAAGAGATCGAGGAAAACGAGAATGAGCTTATAGAAGCTGCTTTGCTGGCCCGGTCTCACAAGCTGGAAGGTGCCACCATCACCTTTTACTGCTGTGAGGAGCGTCCTCACATCTGCGGAACTGGGACAGGCATCACAGCCAGCGGCCGACGGGTAACGCCCTATGTGAGCTGCGCTGTGGATACGGGCATTATACCGCTGGGCAGTACCATCATGATCGAGTACAACGGCGGGATGGCCTATCTGCGGGCGGATGATACCGGTCCGGCAGTCAAGGGGGACCATATTGATATTGCAGTCCCTACCCACGATTTTGCCTTATCCCTGGGCGTCCAGACGGCAGATATCTGGTGGTGCGAAGAAGGAGAATGACTAATGAATGAAACGAATTACATTTGCGTTGATGAGGAAAACAATGTCTGGCAGTGCGAAACCTGCCTGGAGCTGGAGAGATTTGAGGCGGACGGCCCGCAGGAAAACGGCTGGAGATTCTGTCCCTCTTGCGGCCGCAAGATCAAGTATCATGTATCGCTGTGATATCTGCGGGACCTTGTTCGATAAGCCGACGCTAGTTTCCTATTCAGAGATCATTGACTGGGATGGAAACAGGGAGAGCAGGCGAGAGGTGGTTTGCCCGATCTGTGGCGCTGGAGAACAGTATTTCACGGAGATTTTGAAGGGAGACGACGATGATACATAAGATCCCAACATCAGACATGAGCCGCGAGAACTGGCTGCGGGAACGCAGAAACAGTCTGGGTGGCAGCGATATGGGCGCCGTTTTGGGCCTGAACAAATACCGCTCACCATATTCGGTTTGGGCGGAAAAGACTGGGCTCCTTCCGGAGCAGCAGGATAATGAGGCCGTGCGCCAGGGCAGAGACCTGGAAGACTATGTGGCCCAGCGTTTTGAAGAGAAATCAGGGAAAACGGCACAGCGTATGAATTACCTGTTACGCAATGATGCAGCTCCTTATCTGCACGCAAACATAGACCGTAGGATCATGGGGGAAAAGTCAGGGCTGGAGTGCAAGACCGCATCTGCCCTCAGCCTCAAATCCTACACTGGGGGAGACTTCCCGGAAAGCTATTACGCCCAGTGTGTGACTTATCTGGCCGTCACTGGCTGGTGCCGCTGGTATCTGGCTGCATTGGTGCTTAATAAAGCCTTTTATATCTATCAGATTACCACCATCCCGGGCGACATCTGTCCGGAATGGTGTGAGAGCAGCGTGTATGTCTCTCCGGATGAGATCGGGGCCCTGAAGCGGTGCGCAAAGGATTTTTGGGAGCTGCATGTGATGACGCAGGAGCCCCCGGAGCCGGACGGAGCGGAGAGTACCACAGAAGCCATGGAAACGATTTACGCGGACTCTGACAATGGCTCCATTGAGCTGTTTGGCCGGGATGCCATGTTTCGGGATTATGAGGAGCTGCAGTCAGAAAAGCGCGAGATCGAGCGGCGGATCGAGGCCATCAAGCAGACGTTCATGCAGGACATGGGCGAGGCGGAGAAGGCCACTTGCGGGAACTTCAGCGTTTTGTGGACGCCGCAGAGCCGCACCACTTTCGATGTCAAAGCATTTTCCAAGGATCATCCGGACCTGGACTTATCGCAATATTTCAAAATCAGTAAATTCAGAAGATTTTCCATTAAGGAGGACAAGGGAGCATGAAAGAAGGACTCATCCAGGGTACGCAAAGCGCCCAGGCTGCCAAGAAAGGGCCTGCCACCATGCAGGACTATATCAAGAAAATGCAGGGGGAGATCGCAAAGGCGCTGCCTTCCGTGCTGACGCCGGAGCGGTTCACCCGGATCACCCTCTCCGCTCTGTCCACAAACCCCAAGCTGGCGCAGACCACGCCCAAGAGCTTTCTCGGCGCCATGATGACGGCGGCACAGCTGGGCATGGAGCCCAACACCCCGCTGGGGCAGGCATACCTGATCCCATTCAAAAATCACGGCGTACTGGAGTGCCAGTTCCAGCTTGGCTACAAGGGCCTGATTGACCTGGCCTATCGCTCCGGCGAGGTATCCACCATCCAGGCGCAGACTGTCTATGAAAACGACGAGTTTGAGTATGAGCTTGGGTTGGAGCCGAAGCTGCATCATGTTCCCGCGAAGGGGGAACGGGGAGAGCCCGTCTATTTCTACGCTGTTTTCCGCACGAAAGATGGCGGCTATGGCTTTGAGGTCATGAGCGTCGATGATGTTCGCACCCACGCCAAGAAGTACAGCAAGGCATACAGCAACGGTCCCTGGCAGACAAACTTTGAAGAGATGGCAAAGAAGACCGTCCTCAAAAAGGCGCTGAAATATGCTCCTCTTAAAACGGAGTTCATGCGGGGACTGACTTCTGACGAAACCATCAAGACAGAAATCTCCGAAGATATGTATTCTGTCCCTGATGAGACCGTGATCGAAGCGGAGGGATACGAGGTTGATGGCGACACCGGAGAAGTGATCGAAGGGCCGGCTGGTGGGCAGTGAGATGGGTGGGTCCTTAAAACATGGAGTACATCAAAATCCCAATCATTTGCGCTGAGGCCATTTTGGCGCTCACGGACTCTGAGCGGGGCCGGTTGCTGGCATCTATCTTGGCATACGGGATGGGTGGAGGCGCGGAGAAGCCCAGAGGAAATGAGATTAGCCTATATC